TTTTCTATGCACCTCATCCTGCTTCAGCCAGTTACAATAAAACAAATTGGAACCCAGACAACATCTAATAAGATAAATAATAAACTTAAAAAGTTTGGTAAAGATTGTATAGTGTGGTAAAAATTTATTATATTTATAAGCTCTAAAATATCAAATATATGTGGGATTTCTTTATGAAAATTCAGTCCTATAACATAACACCTGATCAGTATTATTATATGTTAAGCATCCATAAAAAGATTAGTCTTAACACCAAGATGTTTGATCTTGAAGCAATAAGAGATAAGCTAATCAAGCTTGAACTTATTAGCTTTAATAAAACATATAGTATAACTGACGATGGTATTAAAGTAATTAATGACATTGATTTGTATTACAAAAAGAAAACTATCCAGAAGAATAAAAAACTTATGGGTGATGACTTTGAAAGCAATGTAAAAAAATACAGAGAGATGTTTCCTGCAATTAAATTACCATCAGGTAAGCTTGCAAGAAACAATGTCAAAACACTTACTGAAAATTTTAAATGGTTCTTTGCTACATATGATCATACTTGGGATAAAATATTTAAAGCTACAAAGAACTATGTTAATGAGTATATGAAAAAAGATTGGCAGTATATGAAGACAAGTCAATACTTTATTAGCAAACAAGATAAGCATAGAGTAAAGGTATCTGATCTTGCTGACTACTGTGATTTAATTAACGAAGGGATTCAAACTAATGAAGACTTCTTTAGAGAAAATATTGTATGAAAGATTTATTATATGATGAAGAAAAGAAACGTTATGTTATACAAGTTAAAGACAATCAATACTTTATAACTGAACGTGACTTCTTAGAACAAGGATGGTTTAATGAATGTCCTGGTCTTTGCTTTAATGATCTTGTCCCAAGTAAAATTGTAATTGATATTCTCTTCAAGTTATACAAAGAGAAGAAAGAGTTATTCAGAACTCTTAAGTATATAATTAAATATAATTATCAAGGTGATAATAAAATCTCTGTATTTGATAATTGGTATGATGCCGCTAAGACATTTAACAAAATGAAATCTAATGGTATCTATACTGATATGACAGCTAACTTTAGTATCAATGAAGATATACTAAAGGCTGTTCAATACAACGAGGAATTAGAAAAAAATATTAAAAAATAATTCATGAAAACTTTAATGTTGATTACAAGCATTGTATCATTTTACTGGTACAATATAGGATTTAAGTCTAAAGAATATAGGATTATACATAGACCAATACCTATTGAAGACACTTTTGTTTACGCAGGTAGATATGATATATCTGTTGGTAAGTATGATATACTTGGACTACCCAGAGATAGAGAATGGTTAACGGCAAGTGAATGGAAAGGTAAACATCTTGATGATACAACAAATACAATAAGAAGAAACTTTTCTGTATGGAAAAAGAATTATAGAAAAGAATTCATTAAAAGATGGGCTGTATATGCTCAAGAAGAATCAACAGTATCAGGCGTACCTGCAAGTTTAATAATAGCTCAAGCTATATTAGAATCTAATTGGGGTAAATCAAGACTTGCTGTACAAGCAAACAATTATTTTGGTCACAAATTCAGAGGTGATGATAAAAAATATATTGTTGCTTCAGATGATTCTCCTACTGATAAGTTTACTGTATACAAATCTACTTGGTGGAATGTAAGATACCACACAAAGATACTACGTGGTATGTATAAGAAAAGATTAAAAGGTCACAAGCTTAAGCATTGGATAGAGGCTTTATGTGGAGGTACAGATTTAGAATCAAGTAAAGAATTTGTAGAGAATGGTGGTAAAGTATATGCAACAAGCTGTTACACTGGTAGCGAGTGTTATGGAAACAAAATTAAAAGAATTATTAATTGTTATAAACTATATAAATATGACTTAGATGCAAGTAAAAAAAGAATGGCAAAGTCAAAACATTGACTTCAACGACGCACTAAATTACATGAAAAGAAGGCAGGAAGGGACAGAGAAATCTATCTATACTCCTTGGCCTAAATTTAATGATGCCGGTACTGATGGTTTAGAATGGAATACTCTAACTATATTAGGTGGAAGACCAGGCTCAGGTAAAACTCTTATCAAAGATCAAATCATTAGAGAATCATTTGTTCTAAACCCAAACGATGACTATAGAGTCTTAGAGTTTAACTTTGAAATGGTTGGTAAAACATCTGCTATCAGAGAGTTTTCTTCATTAACAGGCTTAACTTATAAGGAACTGTGTAGTGCCGGTTCTGTATTAAGTACCAAAACCTTAACTGAATGCTATGAGTATGCAAAGAAAAGAGTTAAGTATCCTATAGATAAAGTAAACAAACCTTTGTCTATAAATCAAATGCGTGATCAGATAGATATGTATATGGAATTCCATAAAGGAAAGAAAACTATCATAACTCTTGATCATACATTGCTTGTTAAGAAAGGACCACACCACGGCAATAGTGCACAGTCAATGTTGTTTGACTTAGGAGAGTTCTTTACTGAATGTAAGAGAACTTATCCATGTATGTTTATAGTTTTATCTCAGCTCAATAGAAATATTGATAACCCTGATAGAGCAGTCAATGGAAAGTACGGAAACTTTATTTTAGAATCTGACATATTTGGATCAGATGCAATGCTACAACATGCTGACATGCTAATAGGAATCAATAGGCCTGCTAAGCAGAAGATAAGATACTATGGACCAGAAAGATATATAATAAAAGATGATAGAACATTAGTATTTCATTTCTTAAAAGCACGTAATGGTGATGTGCGTATGAGTTTTTTCAAAGCTGAATTTGAAAAGATGAGAATATCAGAGATGGATACTCCTGAACTTCAAACAGTACCAACATGATGAATACAAAATCAATAACACCAGCAGAGCGCAAAGAAAAAATAGAACAGTTGCGCAAAGAACATCAACCATACTTTGAGAAGATAGGTAAAGAGACAGCTTTGTTTATACCTAAGATGTCTTATAAGCCACAAGGTATGGATGAAAACCACATATCATTCTTTGAGTCTGAACTTAAAAATGAATGTGATATATATACAGAATTTGTTAGTAAAACTTATGAGTCTGAAGATCCTAAAAGAACTTTATACTTACTTCATTACAATCCTTTTTGGAAAGATGAGTTTGAAATTATCACATCTAATGCAGGGTATGAAAGATACTTTGTACCTGTGAGTCAACTTAAGATTGTAAATGATATTACAGATAGGATATCAAAGCCTATTATGATTGAAGAAAAAGAGGAACAGGTTGTAAGTTTTAATAACGATGAATTAATTAAAGTTTTAGAGAACATAAACTATTCTCTACAAACAATTGCTAACGTCTTAAGAAACAAGTAATGGCACAGACGATTTTAATTGTAGGCAACTCTGGATCAGGTAAGTCTACATCTATGAGAAACTTAGATCCAAAAGAAACATTTATTATTAACATTGCGAAGAAGCCACTTCCTTTTAAAGGTTGGAAGAAAAACTTCACAAGTATATCTAAAGAAAACCCAAAAGGTAATCTATCTAATATACAGAAAGCTAATGCTATAGTTAAATGTCTAAGACATATATCTGATAACATGCCACACATCAAGCAAGTTGTTATAGATGACTTCCAATACATGTCTGCATTTGAATACTTTGACAGAGCTAATGAGCGTGGCTATGATAAGTTCACAGATATTGCAACCAATATAGCTAACGTTGTTAAGACACCACTATCTCTTAGAGATGATCTGTTTATTTTCTTTATGAATCATGCAGAAGAGATTGACGTTAACGGGGTAAAGCATATTAAAGCTAAGACTGTTGGAAAAATGATAGATAATTCATTAACTTTAGAAGGATTGTTTAGTACTGTTCTATTTACTCAGATTAAAAAGTTAGATGACGGCAGTATTGAATATGGATTCCTAACAAATAGCGATGGTGAAAACACTTGCAAAAGCCCAATGGGTATGTTTGAAGAGTCCTTTATCCCTAATGACTTAGCTTATGTAATAGATTCTATTAATAAATATGAAAATGATTAATCAATTTAAAAACCAAAATTATGTTAAGTACAAAAAATCTTGAAGCAAGTAGCAAAGGTCCAAGACCAATCATTGATGCAGGTAATCAAAAAGTAAAGATCAATGCAATTACTTTTGATCAAACACCATGGAGTAAAGATGCATACAACATTGTGTTACATGTAGAATCAGAACCTATTGGCGGTGACTTTGAAGGGTTTCTTATAGACAAAGACAACCCTAACAAAGGAAGATATGAAGGTCAAGTAGGTAGAGTAAGACTATCAAAGTATGTCTTTGAAAATGGTGAGACAAAAACTGGTCGCACTAAAAACAGAGATGAAGATGTTCTTAAAGCAATGAATAGTCTTGCTGTTGCTATGGATCTTAAATCAGATCTTGATCAGGTAGAAGCTGAAGATGTGTTTGTTTTTATGGATGCATGTGATAAAATCTTTGCTAACTCAGAGTATGTAAATATGTGTATTGGTGGTAGAGAATGGGAAAACAAAGATGGATATATTAATCTTGATATGTTTGTAGTCCCTTACGAAAAAGGGAAAGTACCTGTTGAAAGAGACGGTGTAGAAAACTCAAGACTAATACAGTTTGATGAGTCTAAACACATTCAAAGAATCAAGAAGAAAGATGTTGATAGCTTTGAGTCTGACTCACCTTTTGATGGAGGAGATTTTGATATATAAAAATAAAAGGGTAGCTTCGGCTACCCTCTTTATTTATGCTCACTACAAAAAATAGAATATTTAATCATGAGAATGTTCCTTCTTATTGGGTTTTCCAATACTATATTAACCTGGACCAAACTTTATCAGGTCAAAATGTAAAGATAAAAAGTATATGGAATACTGGTGACACGGTTCCAAGCATGTGTATATATGTAGATACAAAAAGAAAGGAATATTTATTTAAAGATTTCAGCACAGACAAACAAGGTGATAAAATAACTTTCGTAATGGAGTTGTTTGATATTAGTTATCCTGAAGCTATTGATAAAATAATTAAGG